AAATTGGCTGCTAAGAGAAACAGCGTATCATCTGTTCGGGCTTTTCTTGGGAGAAAAAACCTGCCCTAAATACATGTAGCCACGAGGCTTTAGCCTCAGCGGATTAATCACAAATGTAGCCATGAGGTTTTAACCCCACCCGTGCGACCTTAAAAGGTCGCACCTACATGTTGGGGAGAGCGGGTTGACAAAACATGTAGTCACGAGGTTTTAACCCCGCCCGTGCGACCTTAAAAGGTCGCACCTACATGTTGGGGAGAGCGGGTTGACAAAACATGTAGCCACGAGGTTTTAACCTCGTGACCCCGACCTTAAAAGGTCGCACCTACATGTTGGGGAGAGCGGGTTGACAAAACATGTAGCCACGAGGTTTTAACCTCGTGACCCCGACCTTAAAAGGTCGGGGCTACATTAGTCTTAGAAAAGCGGAAACAATTACGGCGCTCCTAGAATGAGTCTGTGCTCGTAGCGGGCTTGCCTGGGGTGGTACTCGAACCTCAGCCCGACTACACGAAACTTCACGGCTGACTGGTTGGCGCCGGCATCCGTTATTTGCACCACGTCCCACAGCTCCTGGCCACAGTTATACGGTATGAGTATGACCCCCCTCTGTTTGCCGAGCCTCATCTTGGCTAAGACGGCTGCGGCTACGTCTGCCGCCTGGGCTTCGGTGGGGATGGAAAGCTCCTGCTGGAAGTCTAACCTCTCTCCTACCAGACTGCTTTCGTCCGAGTCGTGGGCTTCTCCGTAGACGGGGTTGCCATAGACGTCCCTGCCGATAACGAACGACCGGTTTGTCTCCGGGGACTCGATATTGTACCGGCCGTCCAGGATAAGATGGAAGACGTACTTCAAGATGGTTGGCGTGCCGTAGCCTATGACCTGCTGATGACCCGGGACATAGATAAAGGCAGTTCCAGGAATTAGCGCCGGCGTACCGTAGGCTACGGGTACATTTAGTCCAGGCGGCGATATGGTCTGGGGGTAGAGAAGAGCCGGCGTTCCGTAGGCGATAACGACCTCTAAGCCCTGGGGATAAATGTAGACGCCCGCCGTCTGAATTGAGGGCTCGCCGTAGGCTATAGTCTGCTGGTGACCTGGTGGCGATATGGTCTGGGGACAGAAAAGGGATGGCGTGCCGTAGGTTATGACTTGCTCGAGACCTGGGGGGTAGATGCTTAGGTTGAGCTGTGGGGTGCCGTAGGCTATGGGCTGCTCATGTCCGGGGGGATAGATTTCGAGGGAAACAGTAGTACCGGTAGCATAAATAGACATGGCATCACCGGAAAAGAGAGAAAATGCAGCCTCATCCCCTGGGTCTATATATTCCCCAGATTTATACCTTAGGCCAGAACCCCCAGAAGTGTCTCTCTCGAGGCTTCCACCAGTGAAATAGCAGGCTATAACATCGCCCTGTTGTACAGCTAGAGATAAACCAGTGAAGGTCTGCTTAGACCCAGCGGTAACACTTCCAATAGTCACGCTGTCACGGCATTTATAGGTGGTGTCACTAACAAGATAGAACGTGCCTACCCTGAGGCCAGAGATAGAAGCAGCTGCCCAAACTTCGGCAGTATCAAGAATCCCACCGGCATTAGCTGGGTTTCCCAGGCTCAGGTAGGTGTTACCGGAAGAGAGAGAGCTAGCCCTATCTATAGCAGCATCGCCGATAGTTATCGTCGCCATTAATCTCCTTCGGAGAAAATCCTAATTTTCTAACCTTCCATATACCATGTACTATGTAGCCTCGACCTTTTAAGGTCGGGGTCACGGGGTTAAAACCCCGTGGCTACATGTCCCCCTTAGGTCAGCTTGAAGATTTTGTTTGTCCCGTTATCCCATGACAGCGTGATGTCCGAGCCGTTGGGGGTGCAGGGAAGGCCGGTCGCCGTGTCTATGAGGTAAATGAGTAGGGCGCTTTCAGCTCCTGTGTGCTGGTAAAGAGCGATATACTCGAACTGGTCGCCTGAAACTGCTGCAATGACGATATCGGCAGCATCAAAGGCGCCATCGGTGACGGTCTTGCTCTGCAAGGCTCCGCTGACGGCTACCCTGGCGGCTGCTGGTATGTTGGCCAGGGTTTCATGGGTGGCCAGGTTGGGGGTGTAGTCAGCTCCATCTACCAATATGGCTCGGATATCATTTGTGTCCAGGTCGATTGTGCCGTCTATCAGGTGCTGCTTGGCTTTGGTGTAAAGTGAATTTGCCATGATGTTTGTCCTCCTTTCAGTCGCAAATCCTAAATCCGAAACATGTAGCCACGAGGCTTTAGCCTCGTGACCTCGACCTTAAAAGGTCGAAGCTACATTTTTGGTTATGCTGTTGGAAACTTGTACTTATAAGCAACGCTGTCTCCTTCCTGTGGGTAGATGATGTAACCGTCCAGGCCAAAGAAGTAGATTACATCGGGGACCAGGTTAAGCAGCCTTCTCAAGACGCTGGCTCCGCTCTCCCCAGCGCCAACATCGAGCTTGGGGTACAGGCTGGTAATCAGGCTGCTCCGGGACTTATACCCCAGCGTGCCCCCTACCGACTGCATGACCTTCTCGATTAGCTGGTAGCAGGTGAACTCGTCCGAGCTTACATTCCACTCCACCGGCTTGTTGAACCGGTAGCGCTCCAGAAGTCCCCAGGCATCGATGCAGTGCACGATAAAGCTTTGTATGTTGGGGTCTCGCTTGTATTCCATGCCTTCAATGAAATACCTGGAAGCCTCGGAGAGCTGGTCGCCCAACGTGGTCTTGTAGCCGATAAAAAGATTAACCCGGGCGCCACGCTTGAGCACCGCCAGAGAGCCGGTACCGGGGCTGTTGTAAGTGCCTTTGGAGTTGTCCAGCTCTACGGTTAGCTCGGAGGGCTGTTCCGGGTCAACAACCTCTGAGAGCCTGGCGATTTTAGCTACTGGGATGGTGATTTTATCGCCAGCGCCACTTCCTGGGGTGGGGGGAGTCCATGAGCCGGGACAGGGCGTACGCCAGACTTCATCGGGCTGCGTGGCCCAGATGTACTCCCCGCCGGGGTCGGCGGCTAAAGCCATGCCTCTGGAGGCTGATGCTTCCATAGTGCTGGCCTTATCCCAGTTGTAGTCGTAGAAATCCGTGCCCGGCTTAAGTCTGAAGAGCCAGGGCTGGTTCTGGCGGGCTAATGACAACATGGGGCGTGAGCATGATGTAGGGGGCTTTACCAGGTAGGGACCTGAAACGTCCAGGACTTCGCCGGCCAGGGCTTCGATTACCGACTGATGCCTCTCCCAGTATGTCGAAGCTGTGCGCGGCTCCCAGGGACCGTAGGGCTGCATGCGGCGGAAGCCTACTGGCCAGCCTACCTCGAACTGCCTGAGCCTTACCTGAGCAGCAACGTCAACCCTGGCTCTACCCAGGCCTATTTTCTCGTCTGTAGCCCAGGTGCCGGCTGCCTGACGATAGCCGTCTCCATAAACCATGCGGACCACGCTCAGGTAGCTCCCTTCTAGCACCAGGGCGATGATGTTCCAGTCGCCATCGTAGTACATGGCTAAGTCCTCAATCTCCCAGTCTCCACCTCGCTGGCCTAAGCCTGTGGACCAGGTACCAGAAGTCCTTTTCTGGAGATACAGGCTGGTGGGGTCGTTGACGTCAGAGGCGTGGACGATGGCGCAGTCGCCGTTGGGCTTGAAGGCTACGGCTATGCCCCGCTCGCAGGGGCGGGTGTTGGCCATCGATGTCCAGCTCCCCCAGGAAGCGCCGTAGTCTGTGGAGCTTTTGCGCCACAGGTTGGCGGCGTCCATGGAGACCACGATTACCTCTGCGCCGTTGGCGGCGATGGCTACTTTAGCATTGGCAGTGACGCCACCAAAAGACGAACCCCAGGAAGAGTAGTCAGACCCGGGGCCCGGGCTGGTGACACGGGAGAGGTAGAGATTGGTGCCGTTCTTGCGGACCCGAATCAGCGAGCCGTCTCCGGGCATGGTCAGGCCGTGGGAGTCTTTTGTCTCCGAGCCTGAGTAAAAGCGCTGCCAGCCGAATAGCTGCCACTGTATGCCGCCTGAGGGCGTGGCTGCCGGGTGGCCGTAAGCCTGCACCTCGAGCTTTACCAGCGGCTTGCGGGTGGGCTTGGTCTGCTCGGTAAGTAGGGCGTCGGTTAGAGTTCTCATTTCACCACTCCTGTAGCCTCGACCTTTTCACCCTATGTAGGCTCGACCCTTTAGGGTCGAGACCATGAGGTTAAAACCTCATGGCTACATTTGTGATTAATCCGCTGAGGCTAAAGCCTCGTGGCTACATGCTTCACAGTAGTACTAAATTCCCATAGCAAGTGTGGCATCTGAATGCTATAATTCGACCTGCTCCTTCTTTCCCGGGCGCACCTGAAGGTACGCCCCTACATTTTCGGGTGGAGAAAAGGAGATAAGATGCTGAATAGAAACCTTATAATGGGACTTATAACCCTCTTCATCCTGTTGATGATGATGGTGACCATAGCTATAATGCCACCCCCCTTTAAGTAAAAGGTGCCCCTTATGCTATGAGATTCTTCGCTACGCTCAGAATGACACATTATGTCACCTCCATAGCCTCGACCCTTTTAAGGTTTCCTTCCCCTGTAGCCCCGACCTTTTCACTCCTATGTAGGCTCGACCCTTTAGGGTCGAGACCATGAGGTTAAAACCTCATGGCTACATTTGTGATTAATCCGCTGAGGCTAAAGCCTCGTAGCTACATGTTCCCCCCTCCCCCCAGGAACTCGATTTTACCTGTTGTATTTCAGCAGCTCTTCGGCCAGGGCGCCGACATGAAGCAGGGTGTCGTTGCCGCCCAGCTTGGTTCGCCAGTCGATGTTGGTCTGAGCTAAAGCATAGACGTTGTCGCGCTGCCTGATGGTCTTCGTCAGCTCATTTTGCATCTGCACGTGTTCAGGCGAGCGCACCGTGCAGCCACCTACTTTTTTCCCAGCATTGGTAGCTTCCCTGACGTACTGCTCGGCATCATAGGCCAGCGTTACTAGGTAATCCCAATAGTCCTGAGCCTGCTTGATGTCATGGCAGGTGGTTAAGCCCCCCTTGTCTCTGGCGGTGTAGAACACCGTGGCCGGGTTTTGCTCACTATATTTGGCTGCGGTATCGTTCAGCACACGCTCGTGGAAGAGCTTCAAATCAAGCGGCTCCGGCGCTGGCTCTGTCTTTGCAGGCTGAATTTCTTGCTGAGTGGCTGCTGGCTGGGCTGGAGCTGGCTCCTGAGTGGTTACCACTCCACCGTTGCCATTAGCCACAGCTGCTTTGGCTTTCTCCTTCTCCTTGTCGATTCCGCCCTGAGTCAGAATATAGAAGATGCCGGCCAGGACTGCTGCTACCGATGGCACATAGTCCATAATGGTTTTCTGCGCCTCGGGGTCCTGAATGAACAGGGGAATCATGGTTGCCAGAATGGTGATGATAAAGGCGCTGTACTTCTTTTTGCCGTCTAAGAACTTTTGTATCATTTCTCTCTCCTTTTTCCGTTTTATCTGACTAAACCTTATGTAAAGCTCACGTTTTCACCCTCATCCTAACCCTCTCCCATCAAGGGAGAGGGGAGGAGATTATTCCACCAGGGCGGCCAGGGTATCGGGGACTGGCTTACCGTTTTCCTGGTAATGCCTCATCAGGTGTTTGGCGGCGTCGAGTATCTGCTGCTCGGTAGCCTCGACCCTCTTGCCCCGGAATCCGCCGCGGCTTAAGGCGGCCACGGCTGCGGCACAATGCTCCCAGTCCGTGGTCTTGTAATGGCCAATCTTCCCCTTGATAGCTCGGAAGATGGCCTTGGTGTGATGCGGCAGTTTCCACGTCTCCGGGTCTTCCTTATCGCCAACGATGGCGAATGCCTGCCAGGGCAAGCCTTCCTTGGTCTTGGGTAGACCTTCTTCTATTTTTGACTTTGTCATTTAAGTCTCCTTTCAGTCGTAAATCCTAAATCCGGCAGATGTAGCCACGAGGTTTTAACCTCGTGACCTCGACCTTAAAAGGTCGAGGCTACATGTTTCGGCATTGAAATTTTTCATCGCTTTAATCACTCCTTATCGTCCCCTTGATAGAGTTGGCTTATTTTGAGCTTGCGACCTTTGCCGAAGCGTTTGAGCTGGGCTTTGAACTCTTTGAGCATGGCAGCTCCCCACGACTGATAATCCCTGTCCGCCTGCTCCCCACCGTGGCCGGCAACGTCTACACGGTACTGTGTTTGCGCCAGCACGGCGTAGGCGGTAGCTCCCAGGGCTAAGACATCCTCTAAATAGCTGGGGATGGTTGAAGTGCTGCCGTCCAGGGTATGAACCTTGCCCCAGTAGACATAGCAGTTGTTGCCGTCTCCCTCTACGTCTCCTATTAAGGTGATGGTTTCTGAATAGACGTTGAAGCGCTGAAAGCTCCGCGGGGTTTCCCCCACCGGGAACTCTACTCTGTCAACTGAAACTCTATCAGTCAAGGTGGTTAAGGCTATCTCACGGCTGCCATCTGTGGTAGCGATGGTAGCCTTCATTTCCCTGGGGATATAGCGGGATAGCTCGGCTACGGCTCTGGCGATGGCTCGGTCAATCTCGTTGTCCTGCCACCGATAGTTCGAGGCGTCCTCGTCTTTGAGGTCTCGCCTGACCAGGGTTCTCATGTCGCTCAGGTTCATGGTCGCTTTGCTCCTTGATTACATCAATATTAGTTTGTCGGAAGATGTAGCCCCGACCCTTGAAATTTCCCCCTGTAGCCCCGACCTTTTAAGGTCGGGGTCCCGAGGCTAAAGCCTCGGGGCTACATGTCCCCGTACAGTTTTTCGGTGGGGGATGAAGCTGTCCACCCCTGTAACTGGTGCGTCTCACCCCCCACCTATTTAGATTCAGACTCAGATTAAGATTAAGGCCTCAATCTGAATCTCAATCTCAATCTTTAGTCCTGGACGCCGATAAGGGCGGCTCTCGTCTGGATACAGAAGTCCACCAGCGAGACATACCACTTGACCCGGGTCCTGCTGGCATCCTTGCCTTCCATGGCGCCTATAGGCTCGGCCTGTAGGCCGCCGTTGGTAGCGCCGCAGACGGCTCCCTCGCCAAACCGCAGGGCGTAGATGGTGGAGCAGGTGCCTCCGGTGATGGCTGTCTCTACGCTGGCGGTAAGGACATGGGTGTCCAGAATCCAGTCGCTGACGCCGATGGGTATGCCGTTGTAGAGCTGTATCCACTCGCCGAACTGACCTTTGGTGGTCTCCATGTAGGCACCGCTGGC